GGCATGTCAGTTATACTTTTGTGTGATGGTTCTGTTTCTTGGTGCCTTAGGAGCAATCTTATTCTTCATTATATCATGAAAACCAGGATGTGTTCTACTCATCTTGTCTCTCCATTCACCAACTTCACCTGATCCAGGACACGTAGATGGATCACTCCAATCTCTTTTCCAATCAGGATTATCTTCACACCATTGTGTCCACTCATGAACACTGATCACAAGATCCTTTTGTTCACCAGTTTCTTTGTTAATCACTGGGTAAGTCGCCATCGTCTCCCTCCTTTACTTTATTAAATCCAAAGGGACCTGCTCCCTTCTCTTCTAGTGCTAGCTTAAGCGCAACACCACCAACAGCTTCCATACATTTGAGAATGTCTTCTGTCTTAGCACCTTCACCAAGTTCTTTGGCAATGTACCAATACTTAGGCCAGAATGTTTCTCCTGCCCGTTGATAGTCGTCTAGTGTTAATAGTTTCATGACCACTCCAGTGCTTCAGCACAAATAGGGAATTGTTCAGCGAACACACGCTTTGCATCTAGTGCAATGTCCATGTGTTCTTTTTGTGTACCATTAGCGGAACGCAATTCAATATAATGGATCCATGACCGAACTGAGCCTGTCATGTAGATTTTGGTGGGAACTGCTAAAGGTAGTACCATTCTAGCACATTCTTTTGCCACACCATGATCAAGCATAGTCTGATACAAATCCATAGCAGAGACAAAGTGTCTTTGAATAGCAATCTCAAACTCTTGCTTATGAAAAGCATCCAAATCATCAGTAGAATTCTGACGATTCTTTGTGTCCTGACGACGTAAGTCTGGAAGAGGAATGTTTGCTGCTAGCATAGAACTATCAGCATACCGTTGAGAAAACTCTTGGAATGTAAAAGATCTATGCCTCAGAATTTGAGCTGCGATTGCTCTGGTAGTAGAGATCTCCAAGGTCATGTGTGCCTGCTCAAAGACACTCCAATGGTTATGTTTGATGCAATACTTTAGCAGACCAGCGACCTTAGGGTTCTCCTGGTTGTTCGGGTTGCTCACCCTCGCCACGTACCCCATCGTCTTCTCTGCGTCTGGAGTTACTGTTAATAGTTTCACTGAGTTCATTACTAAATCCTTTCTCCTGCTTGCGTCGTTGTTGTTTTAGTTTCAGTCCTATTTTAGCACGAATTAACTGCATGGTCATATACTGCAGTTCCTCTTCTGTATACAGATTAGGATCCTTCTTTGCTTCTTTGATTGCTTTCTTTGCTAATCTAATTTGATCTTTTAGTCGTGTCATAGTAGGCTTTATAGTAGGCAACGATGCCATCTGTTCTTATGTTTCCTTGGGATACCCAATCATGAATACATTCATAGATACTTTGGTTACTATAACGTGGTGATCCATCAGAACAAATTTCAGATCCAAACTTCTTTAGTAGAATGTTTAGTCCCTGCGTTCTGATATCCATGCGTTCATCGCTGTATCTCCAATCAGTCTGGATATCCGTCATCATCATCCTCTGAAGTTAATACTCTTGGTTTTGTTTTGTTTACATGTTCGTCCCAAGGATGAACATAAAGTGCTACGTTGGAATAAACTTCACTCTCTAACGCATCTGTTAAAGACTTAAGGTTTCTGACGATAAGTTTTAGTCGTTCTCTATCCATATATTTATGGTAAGGTGTAATCATTATAACATAAAAAAAGAGGGGTCGCAACCCCTCTGAGTATTTTATTTGAGAACGTAGCTACAGATCCTCTTACATGAACTTTGGTTTAATGAGTCGCACTCTATTAAACACTCGTAATAGTCATTAATTTTTTGATTTTCTGCCTCCGATGCATCTAATGTAGTTTCAAAAGTTCGCCACTGATTTAGTTGCGAACGAGATAATAGATTGTGCATTGTTGCCTCCATGCAATGAACCATAATCTAGGGGGAGGGTAGGGTTCATGATGACACCTCACGTAATTCTGTAACTATCTATACCAAATGTCAGCAAATTCTAACGGAATCATTACATGTGGTTAAGAATATTAATGCCTACTAACTTATACCTAAAAAAAAGCGGGGTGTGAACCCCGCTGAATACGTTTTACAAGTAACTCACTTGGTGTAAGCCTTACCGCGATAGCAGAATGTACCGTGGGTTTCCTTACTTTCAACACAACGTGTAGTATACTCAACACCACGATATGAGGTGTGAAGAACTTGTGCGTCGTGAAGGGCAGATGCTTTGTTGATCTGCTTCTTGATCATGTTTAGTGTGTTCATTTGTCAGTCTCCTGAAGTTAGGGTTTTTAATCCCCGTTCCTTCAGTCGTGTGCGTCCCATGGGTAGCATTCAGGCGTTGCCTCCTTCATGACCTCAATCAATTCCACCTTAAATTCAGGAGGAATATTCTCATTTGCTCTCATGCGAAACATGACTGAATCAGCTTGAGAACAGGTGAGTGATGTATAGAATAATAGTTCTAACATGGGATGAACGGCTCCGTTCCGCGACTTACTTGCGTCCTCCTTTCGGGGGATGAACGATGGTATAAGCATACCATACTATGTATGTGTTGTCAACGTGTATTTTTTAACACGATTAGTTTCCAGCGAGGTAAAATTCTTCGCCTCTTGCTCTACACACCCTCTTGACTTCTGCGTCATAGATAGGAACTGTTCCAGCACCAGTGATTAAATTCTTAGCAAAGTCAAATGCTTCTTTAAATCTGCCGAACTTATACACATCATTATAAGTCTTAGCAGATACAAGAACACCATCCTTCCTCCATGTCTTCATCGTATGCCAAACTAGAGGTTCAGATAATTTGCGGTAAAAAATACACCAGTTGCCCTTTTGATTTGCACTCATTTCTTTTTATCGTTTGGATCTTTCCATAGTTTTGGATTAGCTCTACCCTCTGTCTGTGTCATATTAACGACGTTTTTATATTTATCCCAGTAGTCATCAAAGACCTCTACTAGTTTTCCAGCAGAAACAATATCAAATTTAGTGGTTTCACCCTCTACATATTCAACCATGAATGCTGTATATGGTAGAGATCTATCTTGTGAAAGAGAAGGATCACAATCCTTATGAATAATTTTACAACCTTTTCTCATTAAGAACGATTCCCCCACTGAATTTGTGGGAAGGCTTCCTCAACACACTGCCTGGTAATTTTCCAGCGTTTGCCGATTTGCTTATCCTTTACTAGACATAACACCTCTGCTTCTCCTTGATGGAGACCTTCAAGGAGTTGAATAAAAAGTGTCTCCCTTCTTGACTGAGACACATTAGCACCACCTTTAAAGAAGAGATAAAGTTTACGATACTCATGAACAAGTTTCGTATGCTCTGTCTCTTCAGGTGCATCATTCTTTTTGTATGGAACATTACCATCAGGAAGCATACAGATTACACTTTCATCAAAATTAGCAATCAGAATTTGTCTGAGTGCTGGAGTATTATGTTCCTGCAAAACTTTAATTTTTTGTACCTTAGTCTTAGCGTTGCTTACTTTTTGCAGCACTTCATTCAGTAATAATTGCATGACCTATTTAATTGCATAAGTATATTTATTCTTCTTCAAATTCCTCTTCATCTACAAAGCGGACTGATAGAAGTTCTTCGTTGATCCATTGACCGTCTCCGTCTAACATTTCTGGATGGATATTGTCTTCCTGCATACGATACATGTATTCGTGGAGTTTTTCGTTTGCTGTCCATCCAGCAATCACACCAACACATAAAAATATAAAGGAAACAGTTGCCGAGAAATAAACAATGGTTGCTTGAGTCATTGGTTCAACTCCAAATTAAATTTCTTTGTCCCACCTGAGTTCAAAGTTGAAGTAGACTTTGCGTTTTAGGAGAGAGAACACCTTAGTGATGTTTAAACCTTTTTTTGGTTCTGGGTCCTTCTTTTTTGCCCTCCTGAGCATGAGCTCTATGCCTTTATTTATTTTAAGTTCACTCATTTTTGGAAACTTTAACGAGTCCTTTTTCTAAAAACAATTTAGCAACTTCCACAAGACCTCCAACATGAACTCCATCAATCAAAACATATGGATATCCAACAGCATCAGGATAGGTTGATTTGAATTCAACTGTACTAATAGTATTTGCTTCGGAAGATCTATCTTGAACAAGAATCTTTTTATAATCAACGCCAGCACGTTCAAATAGTAAAACTAAGTTAGTACAGTATTTACAATTTGCAGTTGTATAAGCTACTATTTCCATAAAAAAAAGGGCGTTTAACCCTCTTAGTATACCATATTTTTACGAGATGGTCAACGCCATTGTGTACCAGGATTTAGCATTGGGATAGGACGTGGCTGTCTCTTCTGACATAGATTACATTTCTTTGGAATACGAACCTTGGGTTGGCAAAGATTACATTTCCTAGGTCTTCTCACAGAAGCACCAGGAGTGCTCCCAGGTCTGTTACGTTTCGCTTCAACTGGTGAACTTCCAATGATGCTAACAAGAGAAAGCATGATAGGAAGTACGATTAATTTTTTCATTTAAAAATTATATTAGGACAAAAAAGAGGACCCAATGATCCCCTTTTATATTTAGAAGGTGGTCTGAATGGACAATCTGGACATCCAGCACCACAACATCCTCTAGAAAGGTGCGGTGAAGTGCTTTCCGATAACTTCAATACGTTCTTCTTCATGAGCAATGATATCTAATTGTTCTTGAATAGCACCAAGGACATCTGGATGCTCACCAATACCAACAGGGTTGTGTAGGTATACTTCTACGTTTGCTTTTGCTTTGGCAATATTACCTTGGGCATCAGCAAGTAGAGCATCTAATACTTTATCGCGAAGATTACAAGACATTAATAAAGTTCCTCTTCTTTTTCGGTTGCAATTACACAATCAGATGTAGGGTAAGCTACACAAGTAAGTAGGAAACCTGCTTCAAGTTGATCATCATCCAAGAACGATTGATCACTCTGATCAACAGTTCCACTGATAATTTTGCCAGCGCATGTAGAGCAAGCACCAGCTCGACAAGAGTAAGGCATATCAACTCCTGCTTCTTCAGCAGCGTCAAGGATGTATTGATCATCCTCACACTGGATAGTATGATCTCCCTCAGTAGTATTGAGAGTAATAGTAAATGTCATAATGATACGATTGATTGTATTTTATTTATTGTATAAATTTTCCAGTTTTTCCCTGGATAGGTCCACATACATCAATTCCTCACCTGCTTGTGGTGCTTCAGGATGCTTTGGTTTGGGTGTATTCATCTCTACGTTAATAGATTGAATGTTAGCCCACATCATAGCGAAGGCACCACCAGCAATGAGAGCGAAGCATGTGAAATAAAGAAAGACTTCAAAACTATTCATCATGCCTCCTGTAAAGATTGAACTGTGTTGTGAAGCTCTCCAATGTCTAGGAGACCTTCTGCACTGAACCAAGGAGCATTCTCCCAACTAAATCCAACACCCATGGTGCTATCGGGTGCTGTGATGTACCAATGACATGCTGTGTCTGGCACATCAACAGCGCACTTACTCCAGTCATCGCTCCACTGTGGGACTTGTACCCACATCACCGCAGCAAATACAAAACTGAATAGTGCTTTAATCATTTGTGAATCTCCGTTTTATGAGATGGTCTATTGAGAAATTACCTGGACCACTGAGGACGATACATGCTGCACCTCCCCAATAAAGAACTAAGAGTTCTAACAAATAGATATTGAATCCAGATGTAAACAGAGCATGATAAATTGCGAATGATATTGTGCCTAAGATTGCTAAGGCACCCAGACGAGTGCCGAGTCCACAGATAACCATCCAACTCCCCACAACCTCAGCAAATGCT